CGTGTGCGAGCACACCAGGCGCCACCCTGCCCCCACCGTAATACTGGCCCAGACCCCACTGCCTGCCCCGGGGCGGGCGTTTGACGTGGACTCCCAGTATGGGTGGGCCTCCTGGTACGGAAAGCCCTTCGACGGGCGAAAGACAGCGTCTGGGGCCATTTTCGACATGGGAGGGTACTCCTGCGCCAACAGGACAGCCCCCTTTGGAACCTTCGTTGTCATCCAGAACACGAGGAACGGTCGCTGGTGCGTGGCGATCGTCAACGATCGGGGACCCTACGTCGAAGGTCGTGACTGGGACGTGTCGGCGGCTGTCGCCAAGCGCCTCGGCATGACGTGGCACGGTATCGTGCCTGTAAAAGTGAGGATCATAGATGAATACTAAGCCACGTTTCAGCGTGACGCTCATCGCCAAGAACGAGGAGAAGTCACTACCCAACCTTCTCGCCAGCCTCAAGGAGTTCCGTGAACGAGGCGGCGAGATCCTACTGGTGGACACCGGATCAACCGACAAGACGGCAGAGGTGGCGTTCGGATCCGGCGTCAACGTACACTTCGAGGGCGACCGCTTCCGGCACGCCATCGACCAGGCCCTGGCCGACAAGATAAACACTGCCTTTATCATGGACGGGGAAGCCCCCATAGTAAAGGCAGGCGACAGCTACTTCGACTTCGGCGAGGCCCGGGCCTACGCCATGAGCCTGGCCAGCAACGACTGGGTCCTGTGCCCCGGGTGCGACGAGGTACTCAAGAAATTCGACATCGACAGGATCCATGGGTTCATGGACGCCGGCAACTCCCAGCTCCGCTTCGACTACATCTGGTCACAGAACCCGGACGGCACGCCCAAGGTGCGCTTCTACCGGGACGCCTACCTGTTCGATCGAACGAAGTGGCACTGGATCGGGTGCATCCACGAGACCGTCACCGAGAACACGGCCGGAGAGAAGTGGGTCAACCTCCCGGAGGACGTGGCTCTGGTCGAGCATCATCAGCTCCCCCAGGAAGGGCGGTCCAACCGTGATGCCACGGGCCTGGCGATCTCCTGTCTCAACGAGCCGGACAACGACCGGCACGCCCACTACTTCGCTCGGGAGCTGATGTTCCAGAAGCGCTACCTGTCCGCTATACGACAGTTCCTGCGCCACGTCAAGCTCAACAAGTGGGACCTCGAGCGCGGCCAGAGCCTTACCTTCATCGGCGACTGTTACTGGTACATGGGCGACAAGGCGTCCGCCGTAATGTGGTATCACGAGTCCTTCCGTTTCTGCGCCGAGAGACGCGCCCCGCTCATGCGGCTGGCAGATCTCTACTTCAAGGAAAAGGACTGGAGGCGGGCCACGGCCTATGCCACCGCCGCTCTGACGATACCATACCTGGCCTTCTACGCCAACGACATGGCCCACTACACGTCCATGCCTCACGAGATCCTGTACTCTTCGCTGTACTGGGCGGGCAATATCGAGGGGGCACGGTGGCACTGGAACGAGTGCATGAAGATAGACCCCAATAACTCAACCTACATAATTGACGGTATCAAGTTCTTCGGTCTTAAAGTATCGTACAGCCCCCCACCCGATGCCAAAGTTTAGCGTGTGTGTTGTAGCCCGGGACGAGGAGAGATCCCTCCCGGGCCTCCTCTCTTCTCTGCGCCAGTTCCTGGACGCTGGAGGGGACCTGGTACTGCTCGATACCGGCAGTAAGGACAGGACCGCACAGATCGCATTGGACGCCGGAGCCTCGGTCACCCAGGTTGGGCCATCCCGCTTCAGTATCCCGATCACTCCGGCGGTCTCGGCCGCGGTCAACGCCGCGTTCGTCGAGCCAAACGAGGAGTGTATCATCCGGGCCGGAATGGAGCTGTTCGACTACGGGGCGGCCCGGAACCTGGCCGAGTCGCTGGCCCAGAACAACATGGTCTGCACCCCCGACGCCGACGAGCGCTTCGAGTGGCTCGATATCAGAGCGATAGACGGACTGATAGAGAGTGGCGCGGGCAGGATGGAGGTAGACTACCAGGGCAACCCGACGAACAGATTCTGGAACGACGCCCGGTGGCACGACCGCCGCCTCTGGACGTGGAAGGGGACGATGCACGAACGCCTGGTCCCGAGGCCGGATGTTGCGATGACGGTTGTGGAGAGGATCCCAGCAGAGGCGTGCTTCATGACGCACCACCAGGTAAGTCATAGCAACCGAATCAATTATCTGTCCAACATCGCGTACGATCTTTATATGGACCCGACGAACGAGAGACAGGCCCACTGCCTGGCCCGCCAGCTCATGTACGAGAAGCGCTATCGGTCGGCAATCTCCGTCTTCATGCGCCACCTTACGATGGGAGGGATAGATGCCAATCTATATAATCCACTGCCTTGACTGCGGCGAGATCACCGAAGAGTACTTCCCCACGATCGACGTGTCGAAGTGGAAGTGCGGGAAGTGCGGGTCGGACAAGAAGGAGAAGCTACCGACGCGGTCGAGCTTCAGGCTTCACAACATTAAGACGACCGGCTTCACGAAGACGAGTTCGATTACCCCCAGCGCCGGCTAGGGGATCGCCACGCTTGAACCCAAGGGGGAGTAGGCCCGCGCCTGCTCCCCCTTTTTTTTGTCTATTTTTCGTCTTCCTTGGGAACGGCCAGCCTGTCCAGGCTCGCGCCCGTGCGTAGGATCGAGCTGACCAGGTTAAGCAGAGAGGTGGCCAGCTTCACGAAGCCGGCCTCGGTCTTGGCGTCCTCGCCCTTCTCGATCATCTCCAGGATCCGGGCCGGGTTCCTCTTCTTCTCCAGGAACGGGGCGATGTACAGGCACCAGCCGTCGGTGGCCGCCGTCTCCCGGATGGCCTTAATCATCGGCCGCATATTCTCGAGGTTGTCCTTAACAGAGTCCGGGGCTTCCACCGCGGTCTCGAAGTCTTCGTAGGGCAGGCCCGCGCCGAGCGTGCCCTGGAAGGACTTAGGACGATTCTTTCTGTCAAACATTCACACCCTCCATGCCAGAGATAGGACTTGCCGGCGCCGCCGCCGGGTTGGGCTGTCCGCCAGCCGAGAAACTCTTCAGTAGGGCCTCTCCTTCGGGCCCGGCCTGCCCGCTCTTCATCTTTGCCAGGGCCTGAGCCGTGGCGTCCTGCCCGGCGGGAGTGGGCACGGACTGGATGATTTCCTTGATGTTCCTCTGGCCCAGCTTCTCCAGGAGGATCTTAATGAGGGACGTGACGTTCACGCCCTGGATCTTGATGAGGCGGTCGAAAGCCTGGAGGAACATATTCGTGTCGATCTCCTTGATCGAGCTGATCGAGTCAGTCATGGGACGAACGTGGAGCAGGCGCCGGAGGTCCCTGGTCTCGAGCGCGTAGAACCTGTTGATGCCCTCGGCGTATTCCTTGCCAACGATGGCCACCGCGTCCGCCTTGGGCAGGGATTCGCGGAGGTACGTGATGATCCGGCGGCACAGGGGCTGGAGAACGTACGCGTCCAGCTTCCGAAGGTGCCATTCGTTGCGGGCCTGGGCGGCCTGCTGGAGTCGTATAATACCAGTAGCCGTCTCTTTGCGCCTTGGCGTAGCGCCGCGCCCGTAGTCCCAGAAGGACAGGACGCTCTGGAGATCGTAGATCAGGCTCTGCTCTTCCTTGTAGCTCGAGGCCGTGATGTCGGTGATCGGCAATTCCGAGATGCAGTCGCCCTGTTCGACGATGACGTTCCCGGGAGCGGAGAACAGCGTGGTCAGATCAACCTCGCCGGCCATCATGTCGTACTTAAAGAGCTTGTTCAGGATCAGGGCCACGTTTTCTCGGCGCTGGGACCGGAGAAGGTTCAGCTCTCTCTGAAGCGGCTTCGTGACTTCCATCGCTCCCATGCCGTCAAACTCACCCGGGGCGCCGGCGAAGCGGCAGTCGAGTGCGGGGAGATCGAAGGAATAGGGGCGGATCGCATCCTCGGTCGTGTCCCGGATGATGGCCCTGCGGTTGGCGATCGTCACCACGTCGCCGTCGCTGAAGCAATCGAGGATCTCGATCTTGCTTCTGTTATACTCCACCGACCCCATACCGATACTGGACAGCATCGTCTCGACGGGATCGACCTCGCTGGTTTGGTCTCCCTTTTTGATGTCGCCCAGATTCTTGTAGATCTTGTCCCTCTCCCACGCCTTCAGATTATCGTATGTCTCGAAACTCTGCTTTATCAGCCAGTTAGAGCGGGAAAGACGCTTCGGGCCAGGCTCAGGAAACATGAGGAACGGGTGCGGAGCGTCGAGGTGGAGGTAGTCAAACGCCTCTACCTTCGAGCCCTGGATGATGTCCCCGGTCTCCGGGTGCCGGCTGTCAACTTCCATCATGACCGGGTAGTTGATAAGGTACGCGGAGTTGTACAGGTTCAGGTTCTTCAGCATCTCCTCGATCTCGAGGGCAAACTCCGTGCGCTCTTCCAGAACCGACCAGTTGATGATGGTCTCGAGGGCCTTGCACATCGACGTGTCCACCGATTGCCACCGGGGCTCGATCGTGAACAGCGTCGGGGAGGCGACGACCGACAGCATGAAGTAGGCGGCCAGATCCTCGAGGAAGGCGAAGGAGTACGGCACGAACATATCATGCTTGTACACCTTCTCGCTCTGGTTCTTGTACATCTTGTAGAGCTTGTAGTTCTCTTTGCCTCGGTCCCGCTGTGGGCGGACGAAGTCCTCGGATCTCTTGAACCGCTCCAGCCACGTCTTCAGGGTTTCGACCTGGTTTTCGTTCATCATTGTGATCTCCTATGCCGTGGCGGCGCGGAGCCTCTGCCACCGGCTGTTGTTTAGACCCGCGAGCTGGTCTCGCACTTTATCAGGGTCCACGTTGGGGACGTTGGTGTTGGCGATGTACTTCATACAGGAGATGAAGTCGTCGTTCGTGGCCTTGGGTCGGTCCTTGGCGCCCTTCTCTTCTCGAGCCTTCAGGCTGGACCAGGAATCCCACATATAGCTCTGGAGCTGACGGATCAGCCCCGGGCACGTCTTGAAAATATGGACCGTCGTGTGGGGGAGGGCCCGGAAGCGGTCCGTGATCTCGTTGAAGAAGGTCATGAAGTCCCGGTTGCCCTCGCGGAAGTAGAGCCCCAGGTCAGCGTACTGCTGAAAGACCGACCTCTGGCCGATGACCTTCTGCTCCATCTTGGCAAACGTGGGGTCGATCAGCCGGAGGCGGGTCTTAGCCTCGCCCTCGAGCAGGCGCATCTGGGCGGCGGACTCCTGGACCGTGAGCGGGTGCCGGCTGTCTCCCATCTCGAAGCACCGCTCCATGTAGAACCACCATTCCTTGTTAGGATCCTGGGCCATCCAGAGCCCGTGGATGGGCTTCTGCGGATGCGGGTCGATCGCCATGATCCTGATCCAGGTGGGCGGGATCTCGAACGGGTCGCACGTGTGAACGTCTATCTTAAAGTCAGGGAAGACCAGTCCGTACTCCCGGGTGTATCCGCCCTCGTAGATGCGCTTGACATCCCCCTCGCGCCCGCGCCGCCGAAGGTCTGCGATGTCACGGTCTCGCTTTACCTTGCTGGTGTACGGGTTGTCGCTAGACGGAAAATTGAAGGACCTTAGAAAGGCGCCCCCGATATGAGCGGACGCGAGGCCGTCCTCGTACAGCTCCAAGAACTCCTTGGTGATGGAATGAGTCTTTGGGTCGGGGACAGATCCGATCATCAGGGCATCCCCGTTGTAGTCCATAAGCATCGGCTTGATCGTGTCTTCCCAAACGCTCCAGGGGATCGTCGGGAACTCGTCGAGGACGACAAAATGCAGGCCAACGCCGAGCAGGAAGATCTGATCCTGGACTCCCATGAACTCAATCAGAGATCCATTCACCAGCTCGATCGTATGGCGATCCTCCCGCTTCTTGGCGATCAGCTCGGGCGGGAGATATTTCAGCATGACCTTCCAGGCGATGCGGAAGGCCTGGTCCTTGGTCGGGGCGATGTACCAGATCCTGGAGTTGGGGGTCTCGATCGCCCGCTTAATGACCTCGTTACAGGCCAGGATGGTCTTGCCGAAGCGCCGACCGGCGATGACCATTATGACCAGACCGGTGCAGACCTGGGCCAGGGCGTCGTGAATCAGGCGCTGGCTGGCGTGGGGGGAGTAGTTTATTTTCACTTCTTCTCCGCGCCCCACTCGGCAGTGCCCGGCTTATGCTGGTTCTTCTTCTCTTCGCCGGCGCCCAGGGCCGCGATATTTTTGAGGAAGTTGGCCTGGCCCAGCCGGTCGAGGAACACGGCGGCGGCCTCCTTTTTCTTTTTCGGATCCTTGTTCTTCAGGTGGCTGTTCAGGATGAACGCGCTCTGGAGGATCCCCGCGTAGATTAGCTTCGGGATCTTAGCCTTGATCGCGTCGATGTCCATCTCGTCGATCTGGGCCAGGACGGCCGCGGCGGTCTCGTCCGCGGTGGGCGGCAGGGACTCTATCATCTTACGCTTGGCCCGGGCGAGGTCTTCTTCTGGGAGGAAACGGCGTTTAGGAGCTTCCACACCGGGTCCACGATTGCCGACACTCTCTTGTCGATCATGTCCAGTGCCTTCCGCTTGTCCTCGGCGGACATCGTCTGGTCCGACCCGATCTTCTGCTCTGCTTTCCGTAGGTTGGCCAGCTCCTCCCTCCCCCGCATGAACAGGTTGGACGGGTTCCCGCTGGCGTTCTTTCTGTTGGAGATCTTCAGAAGCTCCATCTCGTACGGGTGATTCTCGATCCATGCTTTAATCTCTCCTTCACGTTTTCCCGGACCCTGTTTGACCAGGTTCTCGAGAGTCTTCTTGGTCATCTCTACGTCCTCGGCGGCGGCGTAGAACATACGGGCGGGCTCGCTCTCAAATCCGGCGGCCCGCTGGGACAGGAAGCCCTGGACGATCGGACGCAACGGAGTCCCACTCATGGGCTCCTTGGGCTTCTCGTTCTGTGGGAGGATCCCAGCCTTTCCGGCCAGCCAGTCAATGAGGCCCACGGCCATCCTGCCGACGCCACCGGTGTACCCGTACAGAGCGTTCTCGATCTTCTTCGGGGACACGCCAGCTCCGCCGTTGAAGGCGCCCATGGCCTGGCCCACGGCCTTGGCCGTTTCGCTGGTGTACGGCCCAGACCGCAAGTAGGGGGCTACCGACTTATCTGTCTCGTTCTCGATGGGTGTCCCGGAGTAGTACTTGGTGTTCGTGACCCACTCGATCCCAGGACGGGCAAAGGTAGGGGCCCCCTCGCCCACGTTGCCAACGGGGCTGACCGTCTGGAAGAGAGAGTCGAGGTACTCCGTGACCTTCGGCCGGGTCTCCGCGTTAGAATCCATGGCCTCCAGGGCCATCTCTATGCCCGTACCGAAGATGATCCCCAGCTCGCCCTTGGGCAGTTTTACCTGGCGACCGCCGATCTTGATGGGGAGGAACCAGAACATGGCCCTCTCCTTCTTGTCGCGCTTCCAGTACTCTGGGTCGTCGCGGTTGATCGCATACAGGAGAAGGGTAGGGAGAGCCGCCGACGCCAGCCCGCGAATAACGAACTGGCCCGGGTGTTCCATGGCCGTCTGCGCCAGCTTGTAGGTGGTCTGGGCGCGGGCGTTCAAGAACGTGTACAGGGCCGCCGCCCCCTTGGTCTTGGCTCCCCTGGTGGCGAAGTCCGTGGACGCACTGCGGGACTCGGCCGCGGCCTCCATGTCGGACAGCCCGGCCCTCTGGTTTCTCTTGTACACGCCAATCCGGGTGGGCTTCTCGCCGGCCTCGGACAGCATCTCGAGGTAGGCCAGCGGGCTCTTGATCCACTTAGCCTTGAACGCCTCGAACCCGGTCGTGGTCTCGGCCTTCATCTCGCGGAGGGCCTGCTCAGCCATCGACTTGTCGAGGGTCACCAGCATGGACCACTCGGCCCCGGACCCCTTCCAATCCCAGTAGTCCTTGTCCTTCGTGATGAGTGACCAGAGGCCCTTGGTAAAGTCCGTGATCGGGTTGAACCCAGACTTGGAGTTGACGAACGCTGTCTGCCAGTCACGGACAGGGTTTCGAACAGCGAACCCGGGCGCGGACGTTGCGCCGGTTCTGAGCCACCGAGACGGGACGGAGAGCTTCTTGACCCACGGGGCAAGCCCGGATTCATGGATCATCTTCATCGAATCAGCGAGATCCTCGGGAACCTTGTACCAGTGGGACTTCCCAGCATCCCGCACCATGACGATGTCCCGCCCAGTCGGGGGGTCTCCGGCCGGCCCGGGGAAGATCTCATTGATGACGGTGTCCATGCCAAACTTATCCCGGAGATCGACGATGGCCTTGGCCACCTTCTGCCGCTCGACAGCGGCGGTGATCTCGTAGGTCATGATGATGGCGGACTGGCTCGGAGGGAGGATAGGCTTGTCGGATCCGAGCCTGGCCCTAACGGGAGAGGACACCCGGTCGAGCGTCTGCTTGATGCCCTTGTTCCCGCCGTCCTCGAGAGACTGGGCCAGGGACTCTAGGTCGCGCCGCAACGGGGCGTACTCCGGCCTCTTCGATCTCCATTCGTACTTAACCTCTGGATCCAGGAGCCCGCTGTTAGAAAGCTCGTCCAGGAGACTGTGGAAGTACTTGGTGTACTGCTTCGCCGCGGCGTCGTACTTGGCCGCATTAGCATCGACGTACGCCTTAGCGTCAGCCAGGTCCACTCCGGTATTAACCCAATCCGCCGGCTTCCTGAATCTGTTGAGAGCCTCTTCCTCGAGGGCCGCGCGGGAGATAAGGTACTTGTCGAACCCGGGCATATCGTCTCGGAAGGGCTTGTAGATCTCGTTGAGAGCCGGCTGACCATTCGGCTTATTCATCCCGTAGATGTCGGTATCGAAGCCGCCCTGGAAGATCTTCTTCTCGGCCTTCCCCGTCATCCCAGACAGGGCCCCGGCCTTGACCATGAGCGATGGGTTCTCCCCGGGAAGGAGCTTTCCGGCCTGCTTCGAGTACTTATGGATCGGGTAGAAGCGATCGAGCAGGTCGGTTACCCAGCCCTCTGCCCGCTGTCTGAAGGACTTGCCCGCCTCTGGAGTCTGTGTGGTCAGGCCGATTTTCTGGATCCCCTCGAGCAGGGCGACTGCCGGATCGCCAGATGGGGCGGGTCCAGTAAGTGGCGCATTTCGCTCGGTTGGGTGAGGCCAGCCTGCCGCGGCGGTCTCTTCCGGAGTCCATCGTCGCCCGGTACCACCGGTGGAAACTTCCTGAAAACCCTCCGTTGGGTGGTCGAACCCGGCGGCCTTCTGATCGTACGCCTTGCCGGCGAACTCGGCCGCGGCCAGGGTGGCCTCCGTCGTGGAGATGTCCATGTGGAAGTCTCCGTTTTCTGCCTGCCACCCACCGACGAAGTTCCTTTTATCGCTTAGGAGGTCAGCGTTCTTCTCAACGAACTGCTGGATCTGGGCGTCGGTCGGCTTGGTCCCCTGATAGATCTCACCGCGATCTGGCCACTTCGAAACGATGTACTTCCCCTTGGTCCAGCCGGTCTGACTGTCGCCGTGTTCTGGGTGAAAGCTCCAGCCGTACTGGTGGGGCCCTCCGGGCGGCTCGTTGACGAGCTTGCTGACTTCGCTGACAAGCTGGACGTGGGCCTGGGAAGGGGCGTTGCCAGCCGGGACGGCCTCTACGCCTTCCGCCGAGATGGCGCCCTTGGTGGCACGCTCGATGATCTTCGGATCAACCGCACTGCCCCACTTCTCTGCCTGG